TCTATTGGGAAAATCTATCAGATAATGAAAGATATTTCATTAAAAATGTATTGTCGTTTTTCGCGGCTTCTGACGGAATAGTGAACGAAAACTTAGCGGAAAATTTCTTAAAAGAGGTTCAATATCCTGAGGCGAAATTCTTTTATGGATTTCAAGTTGCTATGGAGAACATACATTCATTGATGTATTCTCTATTGATTGACACTTATGTTTCAGATGCAGACGAGAAAGACGAATGTTTCCACGCTATTGATAGATTACCTGCGGTTCAAAAGAAAGCAAGTTGGGCGTTAAAATGGATTGAAAATTCATCTTTCCAAGAAAGATTAGTTGCTTTCGCTGCGGTGGAGGGAATTTTCTTTTCAGGTTCATTCTGTTCAATCTTTTGGATGAAATCAAGAGGTATTATGCAAGGATTATGTAATGCGAACACTCTTATCTTTAAAGATGAAAACTTACATTGTGACTTTGCAATTCATTTAATTAACAACCACATTGAGAATAAACCAAGTGAAAAAAGAATTAAAGAAATTCTATTATCCGCATTGGAGATAGAAAAAGAGTTTATTACGGAATCTTTACCCGTATCTTTAATTGGTATGAATTCTAATTTAATGAAACAATATTTAGAATTCGTAACCGATGGTTTATTAGTTAAGTTTGGGTGTAAAAAACATTTCAACGTTGACCAACCATTTAAATTTATGGAACAAATCGCAGTTGAGACTAAAGGTAATTTCTTTGAGTCAAGAACGGTTGAGTACCAAAAGGCTAAATTAGGTGAATCACTAACATTCACAGAGGACTTTTAATTAAAAAAAAAACATGATGTCATTAAAGATTAAAAAAAGAGGGGGAGATGAAGTTTCATTTAACCCTCAAAAAATTTACAATAGAGTTAAACGAGCATCTAAAGGGTTGAACGTTAATTCGGATGAAATTTTCATTAAAGTAATCACCTCAGTTCCAACGGAAGGTTTCATTACTACAAAAGAATTAGATAAATTAGTTTATGAGATTGCGGCGGCTTACACTGGTAGTCACCATGATTACTCAAGATTAGCCTCTTCAGTTGCGATTTCATCCTACCATAAAGAAACTGATGAAAGTTTTACAGATACTATTTTATCCTTATATCAATTAGGTGTTATTCACACTGATTTAGTTGATATTATTAAAGAATATGGTGCAGAAAATATTGATGCGGTAATAAATCATGAAAATGATTATAATTTTGATTATTTTGCTTGGCGTTCATTACAAGAAATGTATTTGTTGAAGACACCTGAAGGTAAAGTAGTTGAAAGACCACAACATATGTATATGAGAGTTGCTTTATGGGTTACTAAATCATTTGAAGAGGCGGTAGAATATTACAATTCGTTATCTAACCAACTTATTTCTCCTGCAACACCAATTATGATTAATGCAGGGACTAAAACACCTCAATTGGCATCGTGTGTATTAAAATATAACAATGGAGATTCAAGAGAAGGTTTATTACAAACATTAAATGATATCTCAACGTATTCATCAGATGCTGCGGGTATTGGATTATGTATGTCTAACATTCGTAGTAAAGAAAGTCGTATCAATTCTTCAGGTGGATTTGCAGGTGGTTTATTAAAATATTTAAAAATTGTTAATGAATCATTACGTTTCTTTAATCAACAAGGAAGAAGACCGGGAAGTGCTGCCATTTACATGGAACCATGGCATAAGGACATTCTTGACTTGTTAGATATTAAAAAGAATACGGGTGCAGAAGAATTAAGAGCGAGAGACTTATTTACCTCAATATGGTTACCGGATAACTTTATGAATGCGGTTAAGAATAATGGTGATTGGTATTTGTTTTGTCCTAATGATATTATCAAAGCAGGTATTAAACCATTACAAGAAACGTATGGTGATGAGTATGAAGAAAACTACAATAAAGCGGTTGAACTTGGTTTAGGTAAAAAAGTAAAAGCTCAAACTATTTGGAATAAGATTATCGAATCCCAAGTTGAAACAGGTGTTCCTTATTTATGTTCTAAAGACAGTGCAAATAGAAAAACTAATCATCAAAACATTGGTGTGATTAAACAATCAAACTTATGTAATGAGATTTACCAATATACTGATGAGGAAACTACTGCAATATGTACGTTGTCTTCTATGGTATTGAAAAACTTTATTATTAAAGGTGAGTTCGATTTTAATTTACTTTATAACGAAGTAAGAAAAGTTGTAAGAGCACTTAATAAAGTTGTTGATATTAACAGTTATTCTACTGAACAAGGTAGAAAAGGGGGTCTTGAACAAAGAGCAATTGCGATTGGAACACAAGGTCTTGCGGATGTCTTCTATTTAATGGATTATATCTTCACATCTGAAGAAGCAAAGAAACTTAACAAAGAAATTTTTGAAACTATCTATTTCGCGGCAATTACTGAAAGTAATTACTTGTGTGAGAAAAAAGTTTTTGAACCGTATAAATTCTTTAACGGGTCACCAATGTCACAAGGAGTATTCCAATTTGATATGTGGGGTATAAATGAAAGTGAATTATCAGGTCGTTGGGATTGGGATAACTTAAAATATAATGTAGGTTTATACGGGGTATGTAATTCATTATTCACGGCTCAGATGCCGGTTGCATCTTCTGCTAAGATTACAGGTTCATTTGAAATGACGGAACCGGCTCATTCGGCGTTGTTTAATAGACGTGTTGTTGGTGGGGAAATCCTTATCGTAAACAAATACTTAATCAATGACTTTGAAAAGTTAGGTGTTTGGTGTGAAGAATTGAAAAATGAAATTATTATGAATGAAGGTTCTATTCAAAATATTAATTTTAACCAATATCTTGACCCTGAGGATAAAAACTACAATAAGAAAGTTAAAAGAATTGAGCATTTAATTCCAAAATATAAAACAATTTGGGAAATCTCTCAAAGAGAATTAATTGATATGGCTGCTGATAGAGCACCGTTTATTGACCAATCACAATCGATGAACATTTATATGTCGGAACCAACATTATCAAAAATTTCATCATCACATTTCCATTCATGGAGTAAAGGGTTGAAAACACTTTGTTATTATGTTAGAACTAAAGCGATATCTACCGGAGCTAAACACTTGGCAGTTGATATCTCAAAAGTACAAAAACCAATGGTTAAATCAGAAGTACCAAAAGTTGATATTATTAAAGAAACGACAAAACCAACAGATTCAGAGTTTGAGTGTTTTGGATGTGGTTCATAATAAAATGTAATTATATAATAATCCCGGCAGTGTCGGGATTTTTTATTTTTAGGTATTTATAAGAAATAATCATGACACTATAATTATAGATATGGCAGATGGAACAACATATGGTATTAATTTCCCTTTCAGAGATTCTGTAAAAGGTGATTACTTACAACTTACAGAATATGAATCACAAGAGATAAAGGCGGATTTAATTCACTTACTTTTGACTCGAAAAGGTTCTCGATATTACTTACCAACATTTGGGACAAGACTTTACGAATTTTTGTTTGAGCCGTTTGACGGATTAACATTTGATGCGATTGAGTCGGATATTAGAGAAGCGGTTGGAACCTTTATGCCTAATTTATTATTAAACCAAATAACAATAAGTCCTGCTGACCCTCAAGAAGAGGTTGACTTGGCAACAGGTACTGCGACTGTGGGTAGTAGTGAATCGTCAGTTTATCGATTTCCGGGTAAGGGGACATCAGAATATACCGCAAAAATAAAAATAGATTACTCGACCAATAATACAACCTTCGGTCCAAGTGATTTCGTTATCATTAATATTTAACATCAAATGGCAAATCGTAATATATCATATACTACAAGAGATTATCAAGGAATAAGAACAGAATTATTAAACTATGTAAGAACTTATTACCCTGAGTTAATTCAGGATTTTAATGACGCATCTGTATTCTCAGTGTTCTTAGATTTAAATGCTGCGGTTGCGGATAACTTACACTATCATATCGACAGAAGTATTCAAGAGACCGTTTTACAATATGCTCAACAAAGGTCTTCAATTTATAATATTGCAAGAACCTATGGTTTAAAATTACCGGGACAAAGACCATCTGTTTCATTAGTTGATTTCTCAATCACTGTACCTGCTTTTGGGGATAAAGAGGATGAGAGATACTTAGGAACATTAACAAGAGGGTCTCAAGTTGTAGGTGCGGGAATAGTGTTTGAAAATATATATGATATTGATTTTACATCACCATATAATGCCCAAGGGTTCCCAAATCGTTTAAAAATACCAAATTTCAATGCAAATAATGTATTGATTAATTATACGATAACAAAAAGGGAATTAGTTGTTAATGGTATTACCAAAGTTTTTAAGAGAGTTATCACTCCAAATGATGTTAAACCATTTTTTGAATTATTCTTACCTGAAAAAAATGTGTTAGGGATTACTAGTGTGTTATTAAAAAGTGGTACGGAATATACAAATGTTCCTTCTACTGCTGAATTTTTGGGTGCGACTAATAAATGGTATGAGGTTGATGCGTTAGCGGAAGACCGAGTATTCATCGAAGACCCGACTAAAGTCTCAGACCAACCGGGTATTAAAGTTGGGAAATATATTCAAACGTCAAATCGATTTATAACTGAATATACACCTGAGGGTTTTAAGAAAATGACATTCGGTGGTGGTACTAATACTGCCCAAGATGCTTTAGACCAATTTACAACTGTCGGAGCAACAATTGACTTACAAAGATATTCAAACAATTTTTCATTAGGTTCTGCATTAACACCTAACTCAACATTATTTGTTCAATATAGAGTTGGTGGTGGACTGGCGACAAACTTAGGGACAAATGTGATTAACCAAATTGGTACCGTTAATTTCTTTGTTAATGGTCCGTCTGAACTAACAAATTCATCTGTTGTTAATTCACTAAGATGTAATAACGTTACTGCGGCTATTGGTGGGGCGGGGGTTCCATCTTTAGAAGAGATTAGAAATTATGTATCGTTTAACTTCTCAGCACAAAAGAGAGCGGTTACAGTACAGGATTACGAATCAATCATTAGAAATATGCCATCAGAATTTGGTGCGCCTGCAAAGGTTTCTATTACAGAAAATAATAATAAGATTTTAATTCAGTTACTATCTTATGATACTTCGGGTAAATTAACGAGTATTGTGTCGGACACTTTGAGACAAAATGTTGCAAATTACTTATCAAACTACCGAATGATGAATGATTATATTTCAATATTAACTGCTGAGGTTATTGATTTAAGTATTGATGTTCAAATTGTTTTAGACTCGGCTCAAAACTCAGGACAAGTAATTGCGGATGTTGTTGATAGAATTTCTACTTATTTTAATCCACAAACACGAGAACTTGGACAGAATGTTTATTTATCGGAACTAAAAAGTATTGTTCAAAACCAAAATGGTGTCTTAACCGTTGCAGGGTTGAATGTGTATAATAATGTTGGTGGTCAATATTCATCTGCTGAAACATCTATGGAATATGTGGATGCTGAGACAAAAGAAATTGGTCCGGTGGATGATACTATCTTTGCTCAACCATCACAAGTATATCAAGTTAGATATCCTAACAAAGATATTCGAGTTTCCGTTAAAAATTTCCAATCAGTTACGTTCTCTTAACAGGTTTATTTCTGGCTTAACTAGTTTATAATTAAATATGGTGTGTGGTAACTTGAAAAATCACACATAAACTATTTATAAATTAAAAGAATTAATGGGTCAGTCATATAGAATAAGAACCGAATTAGGTGTTAATAAAACAATTAATGTTCAGTTAGACCAAGATTTTGAGTTCTTAGAAATCTTATCGTTAAAAATACAACAAACTGACGTTTATAGCAGAAGTTGTTCTGAATATGGTGTTGTTGTTGGGAGAGTTACGGCAAACAATGGGTTTGGTATTCCAAATGCTCGAGTTGCGGTCTTCGTACCAATTGATTCGGTTGATGAATCAAACCCTTTAATTACAAGTATATATCCATATAAATCCCCTACGGATAAAAACGAAGATGGGTATAGATATAATCTATTACCATACGAAAAGTCATACTCTGTTCATGCCGCAACAGGGACATTACCAACGAGAAACGATGTGTTAGTTGATGGTACTGCTGTTGAGATATATGACAAATACTACAAATATACCACTAAAACAAATGATAGTGGTGATTATATGATAATGGGTGTCCCTGTTGGGTCACAAATTTTGGTAATGGATGTTGACTTATCTGATATTGGTGAATTTTCATTAACACCTCAAGATTTAATTCGAATGGGGTTAGCGAGTGAAGGTCAAGTTGCTGGAAATCGTTTTAAATCATCAAATGATTTATCATCTCTACCTCAAATAATTTCATTAACTAAAAGTTTATCAGTGGCTCCTTTATGGGGTGACCCTGAAATATGTCAAATTGCGATAAACCGAGTTGACTTTGACCTTAGAGATGAGGCGAATATTGATATACAACCGACTTCCGTTTTTATGGGGTCAATGTTTTCGTCACCGGATAATTTTAGGGTTAGAAAAAATTGTAAACCTAAAGATAATTTAGGGAACTTATGTGGTTTAACGACAGGTCCCGGTCAAATTTTAGGAATAAAACAAACCATTTATCAAGATTCTGATGGTAATCCTATTTTAGAGCAACATCAGTTTGAACAATCAGGTAATATTATTGATGGGAATGGTGTTTGGTTGACCGAATTACCGATGAACTTAGATTATTATACCACAAATGAGTTTGGTGAAAAAATAATATCTAATGACCCGAGTATTGGTATTCCTACAAAAGGTAAATATAGATTTAAAATTAAATGGTCCCAACCAAATGATTTAACATTACAAACAAGAAGACCACATTATTTAGTCCCAAACGTTAAGGAGTATGGATGGACTAATGCAAATGACGACCCATATATTCAAGGGACTACTGCCGATAGAGAAAAATTAGAAAGTTCATATTATTTCGGTTTAGATTGGAGTGGATACACAAATGGATTTACAACTGCGGAAAAAAATGAGAGATTGAATGAAGTGATTAATTGTGAAGACACTTTTTATCAGTTTGATTTCAATAGAGTTTATACCGTATCCTCATTAATTGACCAGTATAAGAAAGGTAATAAGGGGCAATTTATTGGTATTAAAGAAATTGATGATGACGATTGTGCTGATAGCGTTAATAAATTTCCGGTTAATGATGGTTTTAGGAATTTCGATTTGTTATTTTTCCTATTTTCCATTTTATTTACGGTAATCCAACCTGCGTTTATTGGTATTTTAATCGCGATGCATATTGTCATATTTTTATATAACTTAGTAATAAGTGCTCTTTGTGCGATTTGTGGGGTTAGAATTCCTGTGATAAAAGTTTACCCATTTAAGTGGATTTGTAGGTCATTAAAAATAAAATGTGATAAAAAAGATTACACTTTTAGACTCCCAATGATAACTTACCCTGATTGTCAAGCTTGTGATTGTAAACAAGATACTTCAACATCAGGTAATAACACATATGATGATGGTAATCCGAATGGTAGTGGTGTGTTGACTAATGTTTCATTACAAGAAAGTTATGTTTCAATATTAGAGTCTGTTGTTTTTTCTGCGGATACTGAAAATGCGGAAAAATTAAGTAATGTTTATTCTCAGGTTTTGGGAGGGTATAGTAACCCTAGTTCTGTTGCAAATAATGAAAGATATAAGTTACCAATATCTGACAAGTATTCTTATAATGGTGATAATAGAATACTTTCAAGTAAAAGTTTGCCTGTCGGAGAGAGAATTAATTTATTTAATCAAAGGTCTAATTATTTTACTGGTGTTAATAAAATTAAAGTTACTTTTTCAAAAAACGAAAATGTGGGTAAACACCATTATGATAATACAATAACGGTTTTATCTCAAGATGAATATCAAGCTGGTACCTTACTTAGTTTTATTAATTTTTCTCAATCAGGGGATAAAAACTACATTTACACTGCAAGTACTGCATCGGGAATAATTACAGGTATTAGTGGAAGTACATATAATGGTAGTGGACAGACCACTGTTAATGTTTCGTATGCAAATCCTACTGATTCCTCTCAAACTAATAATTTAACCACAAATTATATACTACCATACGGTTCAACCGAAACGACATACAAATACCCATCAGATATTGAGTATTATCAGGTTGTTACCGCAATTACAGTTTCACAAGCGGCGGCAATATGGAATTCAGGGACAACACAGTCATTCGCAAATGTTTTAAATGAACCTACTATTATTAATGAGTATAGAGAAATATTCTCGAATACTAGTCAGCTTGTTTCAATTGACACATTTCCAGCACTTCAATACTTGGAAGATTATGAGGCTCAATATATTTTAATTTTACAGAGAGGTGTTGACCCATATTCACCATTGTATGTGAACGAATATAAATTAGGAGAATTGTTTGGGACAAATGAGAATGACCCAAATTGGACAATAACAGCAACAACAAGACTTAATATTCCTATTCAAAAATTAGATACTACGAGTATTTCGATACAGCCATATAATCAAGGTGGTATGATGTATCAATCGTATTTCTTTAATCCGGGAAATAATTATTCAGGTTTTACAACAACTGCAACTACATTTTATAGTTCTTTAGATGTTACTTCATCACCACTTCCATCAAGATTTCAAAATTCGGGTAATAAAGTGTTGTCGTTAAATTCTAATGGTTTTTGGGCTTCACAATTAAATAGTACTAGATATGATAATAGTGAAAATGTGACAGGTGTTGGGGCTATGTCATGTTATGATTATACGGTAACTGTAGGTCAAATTGCCGATTTTTCGTATTCGTATTTTGATTACAAATATTACACTAAAACTTTTTCGCAAACAAATGCGATGACGATTGATATACCACAAAGAAATATATTAAGAACTGATAGGTTACCTAGTTCGGATTATTTGGATGGTGGTTCATGGGATAATAATCCTGCTTTATTACAACAAAATAATAATTTCCAAATTTATACAATTAATACGGAATCGGGTACTGTTAGTTCACAAAGTGTTACTACGGGTGCTGACCAAGTAACGGCAGATTTAGAGGGTCTGCCAAATGAAAGCTCGGTCTTATCAAGTTTTGATTGTGATGGGATGGTTAGTTTAAAATGTTATGAAGGTTTTGGTGGTAATTTTGGTATTAACGAATCTTGTGAAGATAGTGATGCGGTTGAAAGAGGTTGTTATATGTTTATGAGAAGACCTTTAGTGGATTTAGTTAGAGATATTGGTAGCTTTGCCGAATGGGGATTCCGTTTCAGGTTCTTTTATGGTATGTGTAGAGGAGTTCTTTCCCAATCATTTATGAACAATTGGGTTAACGGTTCTTTATATGCTTTCCCAATACAAGTCGACACCTTTTATAATAGTCAAAATAAACCATTACCCCCAAGGTATTGTAAAGATTTAGCATATTTTGATACGAAAACAAATAATTTTTATTACAGAAGTAGTCCATATAATTATATTTCAAATAAATTCGTTGGTAACAGAACGAATAATGATTATACGGTTAATGATGTTAATTTAATGTTCCCAACTACAATTATTAATTTGGGGATGAAAGATAGTTTTTATTCTGAAATCACATTTGACCCGGCGACTAAAGGATACATTTTACCAAATATTAATTCAACTAGTTATGGTGATACATCGGATTTAATTAATTTATTTGTTATTTCAAGAATAACCGATGAAGGTTTCTTGGCACAAATAATTCCTTTAGGTGATAATTCATTACAACAATTATTTTCTCGTAATGAGACTAATGATATTCTTGGTAGAAGAAGAAGAATTGATGGGGATTTGGCACAAATGATGTCAATTAATTGTGAAATCGGTAATGTGAATTTTTCACCAGAATATTATGAAACAACAGGTGGTCCACCAACAACGATATTAGGTAGTCAAAATAACCCTACAATTGCTGTGTGGTTCTCATCAACAACAGAAGATTTACAAACTAAAGATTATTTAACACCTGGTCGAATTAATTTTAGAGGTAATAATAATATTGGGTATTATCCTTATCCGTATGGTATTAAATCACAAGTGGTTCCCTTCTACCAATGGAAATTAGACGTTCCTGTTAATAATTCGTCCGCAACTTTATTTGGAGGTCAATATAATAATTGGGCGACAACTCCTGCTGATATAATACAAGATACCCCTTTCCAAGGGTTGGATAGGGCTAGCTTAACTACCAAATATTTCTTAGCGTCTAATGTTGATGTTGTTAGTGAAGATTTATTAGCTCGAGGATATATTTTTGGTGTGGATAATAATGGACAGTATTCATGGGATAAGTCATTAGTTAGAAATCCTAAATTTTTAGTGGGTGCACCATATCAATTTTATTTTGGAGTGATTAAAGGGGAAAGTGCGTTAGATAAATTTAAAACAAAATATTCGGTAGATGAATAATTACACTATAATACCAAGTAGTTTAAAATATAAAGGAGCACCGTCTGTTGATGAAAAACTATCTATTTCACTGGACCAAACAAGTCAACAGATAACGGAATACGATAGAAGTGCAACACTTAGTCTTGCTCAAGTCTATGATGATGAGAGACAAGCTTGTACCGTTTTTAGACCAACCTTTAAGGTTAGTTATATATATGATAATACGTACACAGGAACAACTACTTATCTACCATTTCAATATAACCTTTATTATGTTAATCCTGAAACTTCATTTAATAGTGGTACTTGGAAAGGATTCCCACAATTTTATGAATTTGATTTTTATCGACCAATAGTTAGTGACCAACATTTTCCTTATAAATCTAAAAGTGCTTACACTTATAATTGGATGTATTATTTATCATATCCCCATGAAAATAATTACAAAAAGAAATTATCATATTATTCTAATACTTCTGCCGACATTGATTGGTTGGCTGAGGAGGGAATACCGTTTGTGATTGAGAATATTGAAATAAATGGTAATGGATTAATTTCATTTAAGTGTATTGGTTCTCATGGGTTAACGCCTAATGAGTATGTTGAATTATCATTAACATATCGAAATTCTAATATATTCCAAGTATATTCAGTAGGTAATGGATTGTTTGATAGTGAACGATATGTATTTAATGTTTTAGATATTGGATATACCGGAGGTACGTTTGGGGATAATGTGGTTGGTACATTCAAAAGAGTTATAAATCCGGATAATTTAGAGGAGACCAAGTCAAAATATTATGTGAGAGAACATAAAATTATGACTAATTTGGAAGATTTAATTGTTACTAAAATTGGATTTGAAAAAAATGTTTTTAGGGAGGATAGAAAGTTTGAATATAGTTCTATCACACCAAATAAAATTTCAAGGATATCACAAAAAACAAGCAGTAATGCTTACAATATGACTTCGGCTTATGATTTAGATTTGGCGGGATTTGTTGATAATCAAAAACGACCACTGAGTGAACTTTTCTTAACAATTGTTAATAAAGGTTATTCAGGGTATTTTAATGAACCATCATTTGGTGTTGGTTTAAAACAAGGATGGGGTTTTAATTTAACTCAACAACTTAATGAATATTGGGATTTAAATAACAATGATTCGAATACTACTGTTCCTTTGTCTTCATATACTCAAACAAGTGGTGCTACTAAAACATTTTATTATAATGGTGATTTGGTTAAAGGGGATGTAATGGATGGTGATTTTTGTGAATGGAATGATTATGAACAAATTGAAAGGGTGGTATCACCTTATTTCCATAAAATTAATTTTAATCAAACGGTTTTTCAAACATCAAGTACTCCTAGTACTAATACGATGGGGTATTATTATCAACCACATAATAGTATGACTTTAAGAGTTTTTTCTGATTATATTGAAACCGGTAATGTAGATTTCATTGACCAAGTGCCTAAGTATTCATTCTATTCAAGTGCGGACCAAGAGTTTAGATGGAGAGACTTATACACTTATGGTTTTACCGATAATTTAGAGAGAGGTGTTGATTATCCGTTTTTAAATACCGCACATTATCCTTTCACTAATGTTGTCTTTAGATTAATACCTGAAGGAATAAACTACAACGAAAGCTTATATGGTGCTGATGTTGCAATAAAACCGTTAATAGATGAGTGCGAATAAAGTTACGATAGTTCCAAATGGTGTTGATAAACAAATTAACATACCTGTAAGATTAACTTGGGATTATTTGGGGTTAGATATGGCGATTGAGGAATACGAAAACCAAGTTATTACTGAAGTAATTGGGGTTGGACGTGATTTTGAGATTAGTCGATTTGCTCATGCACCTGCTGAGGAAACAAGTAATACTGAAATTAATTACGAGTTTTATTTTTACTCAGGAGGTTCCATCGGTGATATTTCAAATTGGAAAATAGATTATTTGGGGGAGGGATTCACACCTCAAGATTTATATTACTATACCAATAATTTTGCGAACTCATTTTTTAAATTGGATTTTTATGATAATACCGATGAGAAAAAACAGACAAATTATTTAACTATTATCTTACCAACTCAACAAGGTTTAAAAATGACAACACAAATGCAAAGAATTTTGGTTGATGTTAGAAAACCAAAATTTGTTTTAGATTATGTTGGTGATAAAGAAGGTTATTTTGTTTATTGGTTGAAGAAACGAGAGTTTTTGGATATTGATACTTTTTATATGTCGGCCAAATTTTATAATGCCAAAACCGGGCAATTCACTAAAATGATGACAGGTAGTGGTACTGACCCATTAGATACAACTTCGGGTCCTCAGGCTAATTTTAGTCCGGGAGACAACCCTTATTTGTTTGATAATAACGAACTTTTCTATTATATCGTGAATTTGGATTATGAAAATCAAACATACCAAGTGGTGAATACGAATGGACAAAGACTCGGGACAACAATTCCCATAAAATGGTTTGAATACCTTAACCCACCTGTATAATGCAAGATTTTTATAATATTAAAATATCTCCTGAAACGATTTTGGGTGATTTATCGGTTGTTGATTATGATGGGACACCTGTTGGCGTTTATTCTGCAATGACTCAAGTTGTTAGTTCAGGGGTGAATGGTAGTTCATTGTTAACCGGATTAACTATTCCAATTTTAATTCGACAAAGTGCGGTTGATGTTGGATATTATAGTCCGTTTGATGGTGCCGTGTTACAAAAAAATGTGGTGGCGAATTTTATATTCTCATCAACTACCTCAACACCATATGTTTATAATGTTTATAACACATCGGATGAATTTCAAAAGTTTTTAGATTTATCATCATATAAAATTGATTGGGGAGATGGTTCTCCTAAACAAACAATTACAAACTATGTTCCCAATTCGATAAATCATACTTATCCGGTTGAGAATAAACAATATACTATTAAGTTAGAACAAACAAATCCTTGGGGAATAACCAGTGTGTCTAAGACCATAACGGTTCCTTTTAGTGATGTTACGATTTATAACCCACAAGGTGAGGCGTTCTTTTCCCCTTTAAATGGTAATTGGTCTGCGACTTCAGTGTCGTATGATTATATTTTTTCAGGTGATGCAGTTAATGAAGTGTCGGCTCAAACATCTAATAATTATGTATCAATCCCTTTCACTGTGTCAGGGATTACTAAATCTCGAATTAATGAATTAAAAATGTACGGTAATCCAACCATAGATGAAAGAATTGGTGTTCCGGTTATTAGTAATGGACAAATATGGGGTGCAATAACTAATGTTACCCCTGATTATACTGCCTATACAATAACTGAGATTAATTACTATGATTATAGTGATGGTACTACCATTTATTTTGTTCCGTCATCAGGGTTTACCGAGAATAATATAACTCAGGTTCCAATCACAAAGGACGAAGTATTACTTAAAGTTGTTGACCAAGCACAGGTTCAAACTAATGTTTTTGTTGAAAGAGGTAAGAACAGTGCGTATGAAAGAATTCAACGGATGGGCGAAGTTGATAACTTAGGGGATATGATTAACTACGGATATGGATTTTTTAACGTGGTTAACAAAGAAAACTAAAATGAAAAAAAGAACTAAACTATTTATAAATTAAATAACAAGATATGGCAATTGGAAGCTACGGTACTATAAGACCATCAGATGTCTCACCGGCAGATGTTGAAATCATAATGAATTACACCCCAAGTAGAGATGTGACAGACCAGTTCGTTTTAACAAAATTGGATGCTCAAACTATTTTACGACCTTATTTCGAAAATTCGGAAACGGGGGGTAATCCCGGAGTTGAGGTTTTAGGGGGTTTATATAACTTAACCTTACCTGCAAGTCAATTTAACGCATTAGGGTTTTATACTCTTTATTTAAGACCCGCACAGATTAGAACAACTATAACTGATTGTGGTGTGTTAAGTGCTCTTCCAAACGTTAAAGGTTTAGTTATTGATTTAGCAAATGTTCCAACACAATATCAAAATAAATTTGTCCCACAAGGACTTGTTGGTTTTAGAATTGAGTATTTAAATCCGGATGGTTCAAAAATACCAAATTTCTTTAGAGTGATTACTTCAAGTTTTTATTGTGAACCTGTTGTTACAAATGAGGTTAATACACAACAGAAGGCAATTAGATATAGATATGTAGATGGTGCGTCAAACTTATTGTTTTTAACGTTATCTCCGTCATCATCACCAACAAACAAACCAAATGCGACACCGTTCATTGGACAACCAAGCCAAGATATTATTATTTCAAACACTTTCTTTAATCCTGTAACATTGGAAATAGAAATGGTTGAATACGATATTTCATCTCTTGCAATTGCTCTTTATGGTAATCAAACCAAATCAATTGATGATGGTATCTACACAATTTACGACTCTGCTAATAACATTTACAGACAATACAACTTATATGAGGTTAGAGACCAATTTAATGCGTTGTTATATGAAGTTAGACAGAATAGAGGTAATAATATTGATTTTAGTAAAAACTTCACAAATATAACAACTTAATGGCAGTAACTACGAATACGACAAAATATTTTTATCCTCCGAGACCCGGAAGTGGGGCTGCGACTTTCTCCGACAACATTGTAGGTTTACAAACGGTTGAGGGAGGAGGTTTAACGCAAGGTAATTTTGAGTTCACCACTTCGGTTACGGAGAAGGTAAATAGAACTTTTAATGTTGGTGCGTTTTCGGAACCATTAAGTTTGCAATCATTAAACATTGATGATGTTAATGAGAGTAGAAGAATTATGGCAACTCAATTTAGAGTTTATCCTAATTATGATGTCTCTCAAGTACTTAATTTCTCGATGTATGGTTCTTTACGTAAAAGATTTCAAGTATCTGCGACAAAAATTATTCATTATTTTCCAGCATCATTAGATGTTTTATTTAACAATTTGGAATTTGTTACCGGAGCAACCGCAGTGAATATTTCATATGACTCGGTTAATGATGAAACTTATTTTGAGGTTAATGTTGATAGAATTAATAATCCGTTCGATATTGATTATTCTGTTAGTGCATCTACTAATCTAAATTTACGAGAAATAACGTCATCACCATATAGAAACTTATATAATACCTATTTGGATTATTGTGTTAGTATTAATGATGACATCTTTAAAATAGTTTCATTCCAACCGTCGCAAACATTAAGTACTGGTTATATTTCATTTTATGTTTCAGGGGCACCTTTTGGTACAACCGCAACTACTATAAATGAGGAATACCAAATTAGACCTAATGATTTAGTGGTTGATAGAATATTTGCGGAAAGTTTTGATGAAGTTGAAAAATTCTTATTAAATCGTTTGATTAGACCGGAATATACTGCGGTTTTTCAAGTCCCTGCTCAAACAGAAAATGGGGAGTTTTATACTAATTACGAACAAGTAACATGGCCAAAAGATGGGGTTTGGAATTTAGATATTCGTTCATTTTTGTTTGATGATTATTTAAGTCAACTTGATGTGATTGCGGAGAATTTAGACTCATTTAAAACAAACTTAATTTCAAGATTTTTAGTGACCGACTCGTTAAAAGAGTTTGACACTATGGGTCAAAAAGTTGAAAAAATATTTCAAATTTATGGTAGAAGTTTTGACCAAATAAAACAATTTATCGATGCGTTGGCGTATATGAATTCGGTTAATTATAACCCTTCAAATGATATTCCATCACAACTATTGGTGAGAAA